TGAAACCGAAGGTTCTCATTTCCTCGCTACTGATTTTCCTATATCTCTTATATCGCTCAGTCCTAAATTTAACAATTCTGTTCCCGTACTTGGAGCTATTACGCCTCAAGGAGCGATTGTTGATCAAAAAATGATTGACAAACATAATAAGGATAGACTTAAAATTGAAGCTATTAGACTTACTATCGATTACCATGCTGATTATCATTACAAACCAGTTTGGGATGGTACTGAAGAAAATTTAGAGGAAATTGAATCATTTAGAGTAGCATTAAATATTCCAAAACATAAAACATTTATTATGCCGGCTGGAGATAATCGAGAAGAATTAATTAAAATGTATCCAATTGTATTTGATATGTGTGCTGAAAAAGGTTATAACATGACTGGACGAGATCATATTATTGCCTTTGATACAAAAAGAGGTGTGTAATGGATATATTATCGACACATCCTGTTAAAAAATTAGATTTAGGTTTTCACGGTAATCTATTCGGCGGCAAATTGCTTAGCTGGGTAGATGCCGCTGTTGCTGCTTATGCAATGGAACGTTGCCATAGTAAAAATATGATCACAGTTGCATTGGATAAATGTGTATTTGAAAAACCAGCAAAAGAAGGACAATTAGTAAAAATTTATGCTTGTATGTCTAAAATAGGAAATACATCCGCTACTTTTAATGTAGAAGCTAGAAATTATAATGTTTTTAGAGGTGATGAAGATATTATTTTAAAAACTAGTATGACTTTTGTTAGAGTTGATGATGAAGGAGTTCCAATCCCAATCTCAGAACAAGTTAAAAGAGAATTTAAATCTCTTTAAGTAATATTTATTCTAAAATATGAACAAACAACTTTTAATAGAAAATCTAGAAAAAAAGAATAATCTTATTCTTTACTTTAACTCAGGAGGTTGTGGTCCTTGTACACAAGCAAAACCTTTTGTTACTAAAATTGCCGAATCTAAAAAAGGCTATTTGTATTCTGATATTAAAGAAGGATCAGAAAATTCACAAGAATTAGAAAAATTCTGTGGTGTTGAATTTTATCCAACTTTAGTTATTATTGAAGACAATCAAGTTAAAAGATATGTCGGTATAAATGAAATTAAAACTCTATAATGAATCCGCAAATATTATTTACAGAACATGAACTTTCTAATAAAGTAGGTGAAATTGCTTACAAAATTAGTAAAAAAGAACATGATTTCCCTCCCGTATTTATATGCGTTTTAAACGGCGCTTTTATGTTTTTTACGGACTTGGTGAAACGTGTAGGTGAATGCGAAATAGACTTTATACGTGCAAAATCTTACATGGGTATCACGCAGACTAACGTCTCAATTTCAAAATCAATCGAAATAGACATTGCTCGAAAAGATGTATACCTAGTAGATGATATCTATGATACTGGAGAAACAATGAAAGCATTGATTCAACATTTAAATCTTAGTAATCCAAAATCAATAACACCTGTTACTTTATTTAAACGTTGGAGCTCCAACCACCCAGATTTAATTCATGGTTTTGAATTACATGATGAAAGTTGGTTAGTAGGTTACGGATTAGATGATGAAAACGGTCTTCAAAGAAACCTTAAACATATTGTTGGATTACCAACAGAAGATTAGTATATTACATAAAAATAAAAGTCATGAATGTATCTCAAGCGTTAAAGCAAAAAAACAAATTAGTTGTTGAACTAAAAAAGCAATATCAAATTGCACAAAAATTTAATTCCCAAGAAGAAGGGAATGTTAGACGTTATTCAGTGCAAGCAGCATTGGATAAAGCAGTTGAATTAACTTTAGAATTAACTACTCTAAAAACCAAAATTCACCTAGCAAATGCTCCGGTATACGATAAGATTTTTCGTATGGCTGAATTAAAAAACCGTATTAAGGAATTAAAAAAAATTCCAACGGAAGAAGGAAAAACAGAAGCTAGATTTAGCTCAGTAGCATCTGTAAAAGAAGTAGAGATTAATATCGCTCAAATTGATGAAATGGTCCAAACATTAGAGGCAAGGATTGAAGAAATTCAAGCTGAATTGGATATTCATAACGCAACAACACAAATCTAAAATGAGTAGGGAGTGATGATGAGTTAATTTTTGATGTCCTTACAATTCTACTATGAGCCGAATAGCGGATAAGTGATAATGATAAGGTACGCCAACATCAAAATTCAAAAATTCAAAACATCAATCTTCGCGCATTTTCAATAAATTTAAACCTCTTTGAACCCGGACTAAATTATTGATTCTGATTCGCTCCCCTCATTTTAATTTGGATATTTTATATATCCTTCATACATTAAAACACAAAATTAATTAGTTATATGGAAAACAAAAGACGAAAAAACCACACTGATCTTGAGTGTGTTCAAACAGGTTTCGCTAATGGAGTTGCACCTGGATTCCCCCTCACCGAGAAAGAAAAGTGGTCAATGGTAGATGAAGCAGAAGAAGCTTATGGTAAATTTCTTGATGCTCTAGGTTGTGACTGGAGAAATGATCCAAATTCAATGGAAACACCTCGCCGTGTAGCTAAAGCATATGTATTTGATTTATGGAAAGGTCGTTATGATGCTATGAGTGATATTACTTCATTCCCTTCAGATGGTTATGATGGTATTGTAATTGAACGTAATATTCCTATTAATTCAATGTGTTCACATCATCATCAAACAATTGGAGGTGTAGTTCATATTGGTTATATTGCTGGAGAAGAAGGTCAAGTAATTGGTTTATCTAAATTGAACCGAATTGTAGAATTATTTGGTCGTAGAGGAGCAATTCAAGAACAACTCACATCAGCTATTCATAATGCTGTATCTAAAATTACTGAAGGTAATTTAGGTGTAATTGTTACTATTGTAGGTACTCATAATTGTGTAAGTTGTCGTGGTGTTAAACATCAAGGAGCAGCAATGGTTACTACCAAAGCATCAGGAGCATTTAGAGATGATACAAACAATGCTCGTAAAGAATTTTTTGATAGTTTAAAAATTAACAACGGAGGACATAACATTTAATAATTATGACAGAACTAGAACAAAAACAATCCGAATTAATCAATTTGTTAACAGGCCAAGTAGTAGATCTATCTATGATGTCTAAAATTGAATTAGGTAATGATGTTACTGAAGAATGGAGACGATTAAATCAAGAGATTAGTAACATAAATGAAAATTATGTGCCATTTGTAAGTGAAGTAGAGACGTTTAATTCCACTATGGGTAAACCTAACAATTATGAGCCAATTATTCCAGAAGAAAAAGAATGGATGTTTGTTTACAATTTCATCCTTGAAGAACTTGAAGAGTACAAACACGCTTGTGAAACAGGAGACATTGTTGAGATTCTTGATGCTCTATGTGACATTGCCTACGTCTCGATTGGTAACGGAGCTATGCTACATGGTCTTAAAGATAAGTTATGGCCCGCGTATCAAGAAGTACAAGCGTCTAATATGTCTAAAGCTTGTATTAGTGAAGAAGAGGCACAAGAAACCGTTAGAGTACGTTCCGCAGAACAAGAGGAACCATGTCACTACTCGAAGGTTGGAGACTATTATATTGTCTATAGAACACGCGATAAAAAAGTAATGAAAAATATTAATTATTTTCGCCCTGATCTTAAACAATTCTTTAATTAATGTATCAATCTGTCTATTACGATAGAGAGGAATACCAATATTATTTAAGAGATGACAAACAGGGTTGGAAGGTGTTTAAATACCAACCAACCTATTATGTGGCTCATGAAGATGGTGAAGTAGAAACTCTCGATGGAACACGAGTAGTCCCTGTTAAAAAAATGGATAATTATAAAGATCCAAAGTATTTTGAGAAGGATGTAGATAAAGATACTCGTTTATTAGTTGATTTTTATCATGAATCAGATGAAACTCCATCATATCACAATTTAGTTTACTTAGATATTGAGTGTGAAATCGTTGGAGCACTTACACCTGAGAATATTAAAAATCCTAAAGGTAAAATTACATCTGTTGCTTTATATGATAATAACAGTAAAAAATACTACTGTTTAATATTAGATGAACAACAGTTAATGAGTGAAGCTACATCAGAAAGTAAGGAAGTTATTCCTTATAAAACTGAAAAAGAATTACTTAGTGGTTTTATTGATTTATGGATTAAATTAGACCCTACAATCATTTCAGGATGGAATAGTGAATTCTTTGATATACCTTATTTGTACTATCGTATTAGTAAAGTAATAAGTGAAGATATTGCTAATTACTTATCTCCAATCCAAAAAGTAAAAACTAAAATTGTTCAAACTAAAAACGGTTTAGCAGAACATGTAATTATAGCTGGTCTTAATCACTTAGATTACATGAACTTGTTTAAAAAGTTTATTACTAAACAAGAATCAAGTTATGCTTTAGGTAATATTGGAGAAAAATATGTTAAATTAGGTAAGATTGATTACCAAGGTTCACTTGATAAGTTATTTAGAGAAGATGTAGATAAATTTATTGAATACAACATTCGAGACGTTGAAATTATTGTTGAATTAGAAAAATCACTTAAGTTTATTGAGTTAACAGTTACAATTTGTCACTTGTGTCACACTCCTTACGAAACTATTTACTATTCAACAGTATTAAATGATGGAGCTATCTTAACTTATCTAAAACGTAAAGGTATAGTTTCACCTAATAAACCAACAACATATAATCCTGGATTAAAAGAAATTAAGGAAGAATATGCTGGAGGTTATTTAAAAGATCCTATACCTGGTTTATATGAATGGGTTATTGACCTTGACTTTACTTCGTTGTATCCATCAATTATTCGTTCACTCAATATGGGTATTGAAACATTAGTGGGACGCGTTGTTAATACAGGTAAATTCGATAATCAATGGTCATTACTAGAACTTAAGAAAATGGATCCTGAAAGACTAGTTGAAATTGAAAAAGTTAAAAAAGATAGAAAATTAATTCGTTCTGAAATTAAAATAAAACACCTACTTGAACTTATTGAAGAAGGTGATTTACTTATTTCTGCACCTGGAGTAATATTCCGTAAAGATAAATCTAGTGTTGTTTGTGAAATATTAGCTGACTGGTTTGCTAAACGTCAAGAGTATAAAAAACTCATGAAAAAAGCATATAAAGTTGATAACGATCCTATTATGGGTGAGTTTTATAATAAGCGTCAACACGCGTATAAAATTAAATTGAATGATGTTTATGGTGTATTTGCCATTAATGGTTGGAGATACACTGATGGACATAAATTTATTAGTAAAGCTATTACACTTACGGGACAACGATTACTGCAGGAAAGTATTAAAAATATGAATGTTTATCTAAATAAAGAGATGAACATTGATAAAGATTCAATTATTACAAGTGATACAGATAGTTTATTTATCCAGTGTTCTGATTTACTACTACACAGATACCCAGATTTAGATTTAAAAAATAAAGATGAAGTAATACCTAAAATATTAGAAATAGCTACTGAATTACAAAATATGGCTAATAAATTTATAGGTGAATTTTGTCAAGAAGCATTTAATATTAAACCTGACGAACCACATTACTTTGAATTAAAACAAGAAGTTGTATTAGATAGAGGTTATTTTGCTGGTAAACGTAGATATGCTATCCACATTGTAAATAAAGAAGGTGTACCAACAGATGAACTAGATATGAAAGGTTTAGATTTGATGAAATCAAACTTCCCTCCACTGTTTAGAAAGTTTGGAGAACATATTTTAAATGAAGTTATGTTTGGTACTCCTAAACCTGATATTGATAAACAAGTACTTGAATTTAGAGAATCACTTAGAACAGTAGGTTGGGAACAAATTCTAAAACCTACAGGATTAAAGAAAATGAGTGAATATATCGCTTCAGGTCCTACAGCAGGAGAAATATTTAGTAAATTAGGATTAAAATGTCCTATTAATACTAAAGCAGCTATCTATTACAATGACTTACTTCGTTTTAAAGGTTTAGATAAAAAATATCCAACTTTTCAAATAGGAGATAAAATGTATATTGGATATTTAAAAGAAAATCCGTATCGTATCGAAGTAATAGGATTTAATGGATATAGTGATCCTCCTGAAATTATGGAGTTTATTGAAAAATATATTGATAGAGATGGATTATTTGATTCTGTTATGAAAAATAAATTAGAAGGTATCTACAGTGACTTAGGTTGGGGTATGCCTATACTTAATAAAAAAGTTAATAAATTCTTTACATTTGAATAAATTATGATAAACAAATTAGATCTTACATCAGTTATTTCAAAATACTATTTAAATGGTATGGTTGAAGCTGTTAAATGGGATATTCAAGATAAAAACATGATAATTAAATTTAATGCACCTACTAAAGAAATGATTGGTCGCGTTGAGTTTAATGAAATGCCTCTTGAAGATTCAACAATTGCTATTAGTAATACAACTCAATTAAATAAACTAATTGGTATTACAAATGGTTATTTAGAATTAAAATATGAAAAAATTAATAAATTTATTACTAAACTAATAATTGCTGATAATCAATTTACTCTTAATTATGCTCTAGCTGATACAATGATTATTCCTAAAGCTGGGGAAGTAACAGGAGAAATGTCTTGGAATATTGAAGCATTACTTGATAACGAAAGTATTAATGCTATTGTTAGAGCTAAATCAGCATTAGCTGAAAGTGAAACAGTAGTAATTAAACCCTATGAAAATGCTGATGGTGAGTTTCAAATTGAAATGCAATTTGGAGGTAACGTAGAACATGCTAATAAAGTATCATTTTACATACCAGGAGCAGAAGCAACAAATCTACCAGATGATTTTAAAGAGCATTATAATTCAAATATGATTAAAGAAATCATGTATTGTAATAAAGATATGGTAGGTGGAACTATTAGTATTAATTTAGAAGGTATTATGAAATTAGAATTTCAAAATGATTCTGTAAAAAGTACATATTACCTTGTATCAAAAGAAATTTAACATATATGTATAATAGACAAAATCATGACTTTAGGGAGCAAGTTTTGTTAATGTTTAACCCGCTGATCTTAGGACAGCACATTTAAAATGATATGAGTACATTATTTAGAGAGAATTATTTCTCACCATTCGATTTATTATTTAAAGACTTTTTTAAGTCTGAATTAGATTTCCAACCGGCTATTCAAGCCAAACTTTCCCACCCTGTAGATATTTACGAAAACCCAGACGGTCTTCATTTTGAAGTAGCTTGTACTGGTCTTACTAAAGAAGATATTGAAATTAATATCGAAGGGGATCTTCTTGTTATTCGTTATAATAAAGATAACGATGATAAATGTTGTGAGGTAAATAATTGTAACTATATTCATAGAGGAATCGCAAGACGTTCCTTTAGTTTAGGTTATAAAATTGCTACCAAATTTAATCTCCCAGAAGCATTAGCAGAAATGCAAAACGGACTTCTTAAAATTTCAGTCCCGTTTGCTGATGAAGCTAAGCCAAAAACCCTTAAAATTAAGTAATTAAAAGCTCCCTAAAGCTTGGTTTCCTCAAGAATATTTCGTATATTCACGCTATAAAATATATAAAAAATGAGTTATACTATTATTAAAGATCCGGCTATTGAGCCATTCCACATCTCTAAAGATCAATACTGTTATACAGTAGTGGAAACAATTACTCCAGATGAAAAGAATTTAGAAGCAGGGAGTGCAGGTAAAAATTATGAAAAGCCTTTAGGTCATTACACTAATTTATCTCATGCACTTAAAAAAATCGCTAAGTCTAAATTAGACCTTAAATCCGAATATTCTACTATTATGGAGTATATTAATGAATGGCAACGCCAACAAGATGAAATGAATAAATTATTAGATAAAATTGGAATATGAAATTAGAAGCACTTTATAACGCTGTTATCGTAAAACCGATCGAAGCAGAAGAAACCACATATGGTGGAATTATCGTCCCCGATTTAGGTAGTGAAAAAAATAAACTAGCAGAAGTAATTACTGTTGGTGATGGTTATTATTCTGTAACTGGAACTTATATTAAAACAATTCTTAATGTAGGAGATATTGTAATTCTTCCTACAATGGGTTTTAGTAAAGTAGAATTTGAAGGTGAAGAGTATTGGATTGGACCAGAAAATCAAGTATTAGGAAAAGTAAATAAAGCAGAAAATGAGTAAAATTATTGAGTTCGGCCCAGAGGCACGTAAAAAATTATCAGCTGGTGTAGATAAACTAGCTAATGCTGTTACAGCAACACTTGGTCCTAACGGACGTAACGTGGTTATTGCTAATCAAGGTATCCCCCAATCAACTAAAGATGGTGTTACTGTAGCAAAATCTATTACTTTAGAAGATCCAATCGAAGAATTGGGTGTACAACTAGTAAAACAAGCTGCTATTAAAACAGCAGATCAAGCAGGAGATGGAACAACAACATCTACTTTATTGGCTCAAGAAATGGTTAAACAGGGTCTTAAATACCTTAACAATGGTGAAAACGCTGTTCAAATTAAACGTAGTATTGATAAAGCAGTAAAGGAAGTTGTAAATTATCTTCGTCAAGAAATTAAAGAAGATATTTCAAACGAAGAACAACTGAAACAAATTGCTACTATTTCAGCTAATAATGATATTGAAGTAGGTGAGTTAATTGCTACTGCTATGCAAAAAGTAGGTCGTGAAGGTGTTGTATTTATTGAAGAGTCTAAAAATGGTGAAACATATCTTGAAACAGTAGAAGGTATGCAATTTGATCGTGGTTACAAATCACCCTATTTTGTAACAGATAATAACACTATGACTACTACTTTACAAGATGCTTTGATTTTAATTGCTGATAAGCGTTTTACTACTGTAAAAGAGTTATTACCTATTTTAGAGGCAGTATCAAATCAAAACAAACCATTAGTATTGATTGCCGAAGATGTAGATGGTGAAGCCTTAGCTACTTTGATTGTAAATAAAGCTCGTGGTATTTTAAAAGTAGTTGCTGTAAAAGCCCCAGACTTTGGAGATCGTCGGAAACTATTACTTGAGGATATAGCTATTATGACTGGTGGTCAAGTATTTAGCACTGAAAAAGGTATGAAACTTGACAAATTCAGTTGGGATTGGTTTGGTGAAGCTCGTGTAGTTACAGTAGGTAAAGACGAAACAACTATTGTTGATGGTAAGGGTGATGCTGATAAAATTACAGCTCGTATTGAAGAATTACAATCACAAATTGAAAAATCAACTACACCTTACGAAAAGGAAAAATTGCAAGAACGTTTAGCTAAATTTATTGGTGGTGTAGCAGTTGTTCACGTAGGTGGATTTACTGAAGCCGAAATGCGTGAGAAAAAAGACCGTGTTGATGATGCTTTACAAGCAACTAAAGCCGCTCTTGAAGAAGGTATTGTGCCTGGTGGTGGAATGGCTTTATTACATGCTCGAAACGGAATTAGTGAACTTAGTAGTATTGGTGGTAAAATTGTTTATAATGCTTGTGCTGAACCATTTAAGAAAATTTTATCTAATGCTGGTTATGAACTAGAAGATATTTACAATGCATTATCAGGAGCAACTGGTGGTGATTATTGGTTTGGATTTAATCTATTAGGAGAAGATTTTTGTGACATGAGAGAAATTGGTGTTATTGATCCAGCTAAAGTAACTCGTACAGCTATCGAAAATGCTGCTTCAGTAGCAGGTACTATTTTATTAACCGAAGCCGTTGTAGTTGACAAGCCCGAAGAAAAAAATGATGATGGGCTTGGAGGTATGATGGGTATGATGTAAATTTAGTTATTATGAGAGACGCAGTAGATCTTATAGGAAAAAAGATTACCGTTAAAGAAAAAATGTATATTATTCATAATGTATATTTCTTACCAAATCCTGCTCAATTAGGAAATTATGTTTGGTTTGGATTAGAACATCAAGATGGAATACTAAATTATCCATATAATGATCTACTGCCTTATCTTAAAGAACAAATTAAGTTATGAAAACAGAAATTCAAGAAAAACTAGTTGAATTTGCTAATAGAGTACCTCCTGGAGATCGTTGGGAAGTAAATGGAGTTAAAGATATCCAAAAAGGTTTAACAGAAGCCTTAGAAGCTTATTATGAAGTATCTACTGTAAAACCTAAAGCATTTCGTTTAGATTTGGTTGTTGGTAAACTTTATAGTATATTCCCGACAGAGGTAGAAATTAAAGAACCTGAAATTAAAAAATATAACATTTATGGGGAGCTCGAGTAAGAAAGCACATACACTTTGGGTTGAAAAATATCGTAGTTCTAACCTAGATTCGTATGTTGGAAATGAAAATATTAAAAAAACAATCCAACAATATCTAAACCAAAATGACATTCAAAATTTTATTTTCTATGGCCCAGCTGGCACTGGTAAAACTACTCTTGCTAAGCTCATTGTTAATAATCTTGATTGCGATTATCTCTATATTAACGCTTCCGATGAACGTGGTATTGAAACTATTAGAGATAAGGTCCAAGGTTTCGCATCAGTGGCTTCCTTCAAATCACTCAAAGTTGTTATCTTGGATGAAGCAGATTTCCTCACAATCCAAGCGCAAGCATCGCTCCGAAACATAATTGAAACATATTCACGTACTACACGTTTTATTTTAACTTGTAATTACGTTGAACGTATTATTGATCCTCTTCAATCACGTTGTCAGGTACTTAAAATTATACCTCCTTCAAAACAAGAGATTGCTAAACACGTAGCTGGGATATTAGAGCAGGAAGAAGTATCATATACTATGGATGATATTAAAATCCTAGTAAGCCAATTCTACCCAGATGTGCGTAAAATGCTTAACACAGCTCAATTATCAAATCAAGAAGGTGAACTTAATATTGATAAATCAGTAATTGTATCAAATAGTTATACAACCCAAGTAGTTAAAGAATTATCTAAATCTAAACCAAGTTTTAATGAAATACGTCAAATTATTGCAAACGCAAATGTTCAAGATTTTGAGGAACTTTATCGTTTCTTGTATGATAATGCTTCTGCGTATGCAGCAGGTAGTGAAGGAATGGTGGCAATCTATGTAAATGAATACTCATATCAATCAAATTTCCGCATTGATAAAGAAATTAATTGTATGGCGTTAATAGCTAGATTGATTGAGTTAAAATGAAATATTTTGTAAAATACACATTATCTTGGATTTCACAAAATTTATCGATACCGTTTTGGATGGTAGGTCATATTCATTTAATGACGTCCATATACGCGGATATACACGAAATATTAATATCATTAGGTATGAATATAATTGTAGCAGCTGGATTTATCCACGATTTTATAGAATATAAAAAAGAAAAATTAAATAAATAATCATGAATCAAAAACCACAACTAAATGTCAATATAGACATTAAAAACACGACACCAATAACATCACCTGAAGGTAATCAAGTATTCCAAGAAGGTGTAATTTTACGTAAAGTGTCTAAATTCGTAACAGGAACATCAGAAGATGGAGTCATTCCAGTCCCAGTATTTTTTGATGTAAAAACAGGTAAAGTATTAGTAGAATTATTGCCTAAAGAATTAAGAGCAGAATTCGAAGATGACGCTGTTTGATTGGCTTAATGAATTAACCTTTAATAAAAGGGAATGGTCATCTTTTTCAGAAGATCAGCGGGAATCATTCAATTCTTACATGATTCATAGATATGTATCGATGTATATAAGTTATGTAGAAATCGCAAATGTTGCACAAAAACTCCCACTTACTGAAAAAGAAAAAATTTATAACATTTATAAGACCATGTTGCCAAAGAAAAAAATGTTCCTCAAGTATGTAAAAAAACAAAATAAAAATACATACGAAGATTTGTTACAATATGTAGCTAATTATTATCATTGTAGTTTTGGAGAAGCCGAAGAATATATTGATATTATACGTGAAGCTGGAGTAAGAGGAATTCTTTGGGAAATGGGGGTTGATGAAAAAGAAACAGATAAATTAATTAAAAAAGCAAAGTTATGAGTCGATTAAAAGACATGTTATACACATCAGCTATGGCTGATAAGGCAAAAGCCCTTCTTACTTTAGAATTATTAGAAAACTCCCCAGCAGGAATTGGAGATCATTCAACAAGTGATTTTTATAAAAATGCTGAAGAAGCACTTATTATGTTAGCAGATGCTGATGAAAGATTGAAAACTATTGATAAATACTTAAATAAAAAAGAAGTTATTTAAATTATGATTATCGAAAACACAGATTATAATCCCTCGGGGATACAAAGAGCAATTTCTGATTTTGAAAAAACATATCCACAATTAGCAGAAGCATGGAAAGAAGTTCAACAAGAACAATATGAATTATTTGCTAAAAAAATGATGGATTATGGTTTAGGAAATATATCTCTTGGTACTACATTGGATGAACCCGAAGATGTACAACTTTCATTGACTGGAATTTGGTTGCGTTGTAATGACAAAATAAACCGCCTAAAAAACATGTTAAAACGTAAAGGTTATAACTATGTTACTGGAGAAACAATGATTGATAGTTTTGTAGACATTGCTAATTATGGTATTATTGCAATGTTAGTAATGAGAGGGAAATGGAAAAAATAACAGATAGAATCCAAGTAATCAATACTATCCTTTCTAAGTATAATTTTAGTAATTACCTAGAAATCGGAGTAAGATTTCCTGAAGATTGTTTTAATCATATAAATGCAATCAATAAAAGATCAGTTGACCCTGGTTATGAAAACCCAAATAACCCAGCAACTTACCCTTTTACTTCAGATGATTTTTTTACTAAATTAGATAATGGATACTTGGATTTATCTCCTGATTTTAAATGGGATGTCATTTTTGTAGATGGTCTCCATTTATCCTACCAGGTAGAAAAAGATGTTTTAAATTCACTAAACCATTTATCTGAAGGTGGAGTAATTGTATTGCATGATTGTAACCCTTTTATGTATGAAGACAATTACACTCGCTTGATTGAAGATTTTTGGGGGCAACAATGGAATGGTACTGTTTGGAAAACAATTTATAAACTTAAAGCATCAAGATCAGATTTAAATATCTGTACATTAGATATAGATCATGGTGTTGGTTTAATTAAAAAAGGAACCCAAACTCTAATTCCATTTGATAATCCTTATTTTGAATATAGAATATTCCAACAAAATCTTCAACGAAATTTAAACATCCTTCCTTCGGATGAGTTAGTTAATTGGTTATAAAAATAAGTTTTGGCTAAAAAGAAAAAAATACCTTCCCTAATTAAGGAAATACTTAGCAAATCAGATCGTGAAGTAAATTATGCTTACGAGAAAGCTATTTCCTATTCCCAGATGTCAATGTACCGAAGTTGCCCTAAAAAATGGGCACTTCAGTACAGGGATGGTCATTATACAAGTGAATCTTCAATCCACATGACATTTGGAACGGCTATACATGAAACAATACAAAACTACTTAGAGGTAATGTATTCAACAAGTGGTGCTGAAGCCGATAGAATTGATTTAGAAGCTTATTTTGAAGAACGTTTTAGAGAAACCTATTTAAAAGACTATAAATCCAATAAAAACATTCACTTCTCAGACTCAATTGAAATGAGAGAGTTTTTTGAAGATGGATTAGAAATATTAAAATATTTTAAGAAAAAACGTAATCTGTATTTTTCTAAAAAGGGATGGCACCTGGTGAAATGTGAATTACCGTTGCTTATAACGCCTAATCCTGCGTATAGAAATGTATTATATCGCGGTTATTTAGATATTGTATTATATCATGAACCAACCAACACTATTAAAATTATAGACATTAAGACGTCAACTCGTGGTTGGGGTGATAAAGAAAAGAAAAACGAAGATAAACAATTCCAATTAATTCTTTATAAAAAATATTTTTCTCAACAATATAACTTCCCAGAAGAAAATATAGATATTGAATTCTTTATTGTTAAACGTAAACTTTATGAAAGTGAAGATTATATTATTCCTAGAATTCAACTCTTTAAACCAGCATCAGGTAAAATTAAAACAAATCGAGCATTACAAGCAATAAATGATTTTATTACAGAAACATTTAATTCTGATGGGAAACATAAAGACGGAGATTTTGATACTAATCCTAGTAAATGGAATTGTGGGTTTTGTCCTTTTAAAGGAAATAAAGAACTATGCTTAGCAGGTGCATTTTCATAGAATCCTAATATATTTATATACAACAATTAATAATAAAAGCTATGAGTAAAAAAGATATGACTCTTACTTCTGTAAAAGTACAAAGTGAGTTATTCGACGAATTTAAAATTTCATGTGTAAAATACAAATTTTCACTACAAAAACTTGCCGATCGTACAATTCATTTGTATCTTACGGATGAAGAATTTAGGAAAAAAGTACATAATCACACAAATTTAGAAATTAACAGTTAAAAATCAAATTAAAAAAGTTATATGAATAATAGTTTTGAATATCTGCCACTTGAGCAGCGGAAGAAAATCCTTTTAATTTGCGATGACATTAGAGTTCATTCAGGAGTAGCAACTGTAGGTAGAGAAGTAGTAATGAATACTTCCCAACATTTTAATTGGGTTAATATTGCTGGTTCAATTAGCCATCCTGAAGCAGGAAAACGCCTTGATTTATCTCAATCAACTAATGAATCAAATGGATTAACAGATTCTTCAGTCTTCCTATATCCTGTAAATGATTATGGTGGGCCTGATGTATTGCGTCAAATTATTGAATTAGAAAAACCAGATGCAATTATGTTAATTACGGATCCACGTTATTTTATTTGGTTATTTTCTATTGAAAATGAAATTAGAAAAAATATTCCTATTACCTATTTAAATATTTGGGATGATTACCCTGCACCTTTATACAATAAAGCATTTTATGAGGCCTGTGATTTATTAATGGGTATTTCAAAACAAACAGTAAATATTAATAATATTGTTTTAGGTGAAAAAGCTAAAAATAAAGTCGTCCGTTATGTACCTCATGGTCTAAACGAAAAACTTATGCATCCTATTACTCCTGAGGATCCAAGTTGGGAAAATTTACAAACTTTTAAAAAACAATTTTTTGAAGGTAAAG